TCTAGTGCCACTAAAACCAGACTAAGTTTTACAAGGTGTTCGAGCTACTGTAAAAACTTCTCTGGAACGATTAGGTCGCCTTGAAGAAGTTGTAGATGAAATGGGATAAGAACTAAACCGATTACCTTCCCTTGTAATTTAAATCCTAGAGTTGGTAAGGAGAAAGCTACCCTTACTGTATCACTAGGCTTACGGACTGCTAGGTAGCGTAGTCACGTTCTTGGAGGAAAGCACCTTGAACATAGTCAGCCATTGGGTGCGAGAAGGTTATCCCAAGAAGTGACTTTAAACTACTAGACCTTCAAGTGCTAGGCATCACTCTAAAGTGCCTCTTTTAACACGAGGGTTATTATGAATCTATATTTTAAATCAACAACACTAGACAAAGAGATAGGTTGGACATGGAAAGACATGGACAAAGCCTACTGGGATACTTGGATACCTAAGAAGTCTGATATAAAAATTATTACAAGACTTAACAAAGAACAAAAACAACAAGCACTTGATGAGTTATGGGAAGACTTGCAAAGCTCTATTCAATTTACAAGGGATAGAAATAATGCAAAACGTAGAGAGAAAAGACTTGCTACCAAAAATAAAAAGTGATACAATCTTTAAACTTAATACAACAACTAAACCTTTGGAGGTAACAATATATGTATGAGTATGTAGAAGGAAAAGCTATGTGGGCTAATGTCAGCACACCAAACACTAAGTTTGAACCACATAAGTATGGAATAGTAGTGTTGACTGATGAAGATACTGCTTCTAGGCTAGAGGGTCTTGGTCTATCAAGGGTAAGAACCAGAGATGGTCAACCTAAATATGATGAACCGGCATTCTCTTTTTCTAGAAAAGTAGAGAAGCATGATGGGACAACTAACTCTGCTCCTAAGTTACTTGATGACGATGGTAACGATATGGATGTTAGTGTTGGTAATGGCTCTGGTGTTACTGTGAAGATTAAACCTTACACAGGTAAGTATGGTACGTTTGCTGAGTTAATAGCAGTAAAGGTTACTAATTTAATTGAATACTCTGAGGGTGGCTCAGACGATAACGAGGAATTTTAATATGATTATTACTATTACAAAAGAAGATGGACAGGTAGTATACGATACTACTATGATTGAAGATGCTCAAGCTAGAGCCAACGCTGATATATCTATCAGTAAAATTGGAACTCTTAATGTAGTTCTTGAAGCACTTAGCTTTGCTTCTGGTACGCATCAAAATAATCTTGAACAACTACTACAAAATGCTGAAGAAGCTGTAGTAGAAACACCAGAAGGCGAAGAGTCTGAAGGGGATACAGAAGAAGTAGCTGAAGAAGATTCAACAGACGAGTCTTAGTACATAGTGAGGGCTAACATGGATAAGACGTGGGATAAACTACATCAACCTTGTCCACTTTGTAACAGTAGTGATGCTGTTGGAATTAATGAAGATGATTCAGCAAAGTGTTTCAGTTGTGGTGAGTTCATGCCAAGTTATACCAATGCGTGTGGAGGAAAGGATATGCAAACAGCAACAACAACAACGACTAAACAACCTGATACAGTGGACGAAGGGAAATTTTCACCTCTTACAGATAGGAAAATATCTCAAGCAACTGCTACTAAGTATGGAGTTAAATGCGTACATGACCTTCAAGGAAATGTAGTTAAGCATTTGTACCCATATTATAATGGACACGAGTTATCGGCTACTAAATATCGTAACGTTAAATCCAAAGACTTTTTTGTTTCTGGAACTTACAACGATACAGGTTTGTTTGGTCAACAGTTATTCAAAGGTGGTAAGTATGTTACCATTGTAGAAGGGGAATGTGATGCTATGTCTGCTTATGAACTCTTGGGTTCTAAGTGGGCAGTAGTGTCCATAAAGCGTGGGGCACAAGGTGCAGTACGTGATGTAAAAGAAAGCCTAGAGTTCTTTGAAGAGTTTGAGAATGTAATTATTGCATTTGATAATGACAAGGCAGGTAAAGAAGCATCTATTAAAGTAGCTAGACTATTTAAACCTAGTAAAGCTAAGATACTGACACTACCACACGGTTACAAAGACCCCAATGATATGCTCCGTTCCAACAGACATAAAGAATTTGTTGAGGCTTGGTGGGCATCAAAAGTTTATACACCCTCTGGTGTTATAAATGTTTCAGAACAACGAGAGAAGTTTCACAATCGTGAAAAGAAAGAGAGTGTTCCTTATCCATATGAAGGATTAAACAAAAAGTTATATGGACTTAGACAAGGAGAACTTGTAACACTTACAGGTGGTACAGGTCTTGGTAAGTCTAGTGTAACTAGAGAACTTGAACATCATCTTATTAAAAGTACTAATGACAACGTGGGTATCATAGCATTAGAAGAAGATTGGAGAAGAACCATTGATGGTATCTTATCTATTGAAGCTAACGCTAGGCTTTATGTTGACCAAATAAGAGATAGGTTTTCTAAAGAAGAACTAGATAAAATGTTTGATATACTTTATGACGGTGATAATAGGAATAGAGTATGGGTACATTCACACTTTGGAACAAATGATATTGATGATATCTTTACTAAACTTAGATTTATGATTATAGGATGTGATTGTAAGTGGGTAGTAGTAGACCATCTACACATGTTAGTTAGTGCTGTACATGAAGGAGATGAGAGACGAGCCATTGATTCTATTATGACTAGACTTAGAAGTTTGGTAGAAGAGACAGGTGCAGGTATCATTTTAGTTTCACACCTACGTAGAGTTGACGGTAATAAAGGACACGAGAATGGTATAGAGGTTTCTTTATCTCATCTTCGTGGCTCAAATAGTATTGGACAGTTATCTGATTGTGTTATAGCATTAGAAAGAAATCAACAATCAGATGATGAAGACGAAGCTAGAACAACTAAGCTTAGAATACTTAAGTCAAGATACACCGGTGATGTAGGCATGGCATGTAGAGTTATCTATGATGCCGAAACAGGAAGACTCTCTGAACTCTCTGATAATGATATAGAATTTGATGGTAGTTTAGATGAGGCTTTTTAGTGCAGTTAGTATTTGATATAGAAACAGATGACCTGAAAGCAACTAAGATACATTGTATCGTTGCTAAAGATGTAGATACTCAGGAGGTTTTTTCATTTTCCCCTGATAACTTACAAGCAGGTTACGAGTTTCTTACAACAGCAAATACTTTGATAGGTCATAACATTATTGGATTTGATATACCTATGGTACACAAGTTCAGTAATGTAGACCTTTCTAAAATTCCAGTAATAGATACGCTTGTTTTATCTAGGTTATTTAATCCGGCAAGAGAAGGAGGACATAGCTTAGAGAAGTGGGGATACAAACTTGGCTATCACAAAATAGATTTTTCAGACTACCTTAATTATTCACAAGACATGATGGACTATTGTATCCGTGATGTTGAACTTAACTTAGAAGTTTTTAAGCAGTTAAGAAAAGAAAGTAAAGGGTTTGATAAAGGTTGTATAGAACTAGAACAAAAGGTTGCAGAGATAATTAAACAACAAGAGGTCAACGGATTTAAGTTTGATACTCAACATGCTTTACTGTTACTTGCTGAGCTGAGAGAAAAGAAACAAGCAATAGAAGATGAGGTGCATAACACATTTAAACCTAAGTGGGTTGATGATAAGTTAGTTACACCTTACATAAAGAAAGATGGTGAACTATCTAAGCGTGGTCTTACTGATGATGAATACAATAGATGTATAACAACTAACAACACAGACCCCTTCATGCGACAATCTTTACAAGAGTTTAATCTAGGTAGTCGTAAACAAATAGGAGAATATCTTATTGACTTTGGTTGGAAGCCTGAAAGATTTACACCAACAGGTCAACCAATAGTAGATGAGAAAACTTTATCTGCAATCACACACATACACGAAGCTAACTTAATAGCACAGTTTCTTTTACTACAAAAACGCATAGCCCAGATTGATTCTTGGATTGATGCTACTGAAGATGACGGAAGGGTACATGGCTTTGTTATACCTAACGGTGCTATCACAGGTAGGATGACTCATAGAAATCCTAACATGGCACAAGTCCCTAGCTCTCACAATCCTTACGGTAAAGAATGCCGAGCTTGTTGGACTGTTGATGAGGGTAATGTTTTACTTGGAGTTGATGCTTCTGGTCTTGAGATTAGAATGTTAGCTCATTATATGAATGACGAGGAGTACACTAATGAAATCATTAACGGAGATATACACACCTCTAATCAAGAACTTGCAAAGCTTGAATCTAGAGATAAGGCAAAAACATTCATCTATGCACTCATGTACGGAGCAGGAGATGAAAAACTTGGGAACGTGGTTGGAGGAACTACAGCAGATGGTAAAAGAGCTAGACAATATTTCTTTGATAATAAACCTACATTCAAATCTCTTAGAGACAGAGTACAAAGAGCATCTGCAAAAGGTTATCTCAAAGGATTAGACGGTAGAAAACTTTATGTGCGTAATCAACACTCAGCACTTAACACTTTACTACAAGGTGCAGGTGCTATTATAATGAAACAAGCATTAGTTATTCTTTCAAATAGATTAGTATTAGGAACTGTTCCTCATAAATTTGTAGCTAACATTCACGATGAGTGGCAGATAGAAGTTCCTAAATGTAGAGCAGTACGTGTAGGTAGTTTGGCTGTAGACTCTATAATAGAAGCAGGAAAATATTACAATCTTCGTTGTCCCCTTGATGGCGAATACAAGATAGGAGATAACTGGAGTGAAACCCACTAAGAAAGACCAAAAGAAATTTGACCTTGACTTACAGTATGGTGAGATAAGGGAAGATAAAGTTAGAGACATGTTAGAAGGAAAGAAGATAGAAGTTAAATCAGAACGTGGAATGTGGATGAAGACAGGTAACATATGTATAGAGTATGAGTCATGGAACAAACCATCTGGTATCAGAGCAACTGAATCAGACTATTGGTTTCATAACTTATGTGTAGGAGACAATGAGTTTTGTACTCTTGTATTTAAAACAGATGTACTAAGAACTATAGTGGATAAGCTTGATACTTTTAAAACTGTATCAGGTGGAGACCATAACGCAAGTAAAATGTTCCTTGTAAATCTACAAAAATTATTCTCATCAGATGTAATAAAAGCATTTAAGGACTCAGAAGATGGAAAAGAAAACGGAAAAAAAGACTAAAACACTTGACAGTTCTAGTCAAGAAGTATATAATAAATTGTCGGCTAATAAATTTAAGTCGGAATCTGGTCATTGGTATACGCAAGAAGGTGAACCAATGTATACTATCGTTGGTGCTAACGGTAAAGAAAGAAACACTACTCTTAGAGATGCAAGGAAAGAAAACCTAGTACCTTCAGTAACTACTATTCTTAGTATGATAGCCAAACCTCAACTAGAGAATTGGAAAATCAATCAAGCACTTAACTCTGCTCTTACTTTAGAGAAAGATTCTTTAGAAACTATTGAAGAGTTTGCATACAGATGTAAACAAGATTCTAAAAGAATAGGTCAAGAAGCTGCTGAAAAAGGTACAAAGATTCACGCCATGATTGAACGTGGTTTTCTTGGTGAAGAGAAGACAGAAACATATTGTGTTATTCAAAACTATTTAGATGAAATGTTTCCTGATGAAGAGTGGATAGCTGAAGCTTCTTTCTGTGCTGATTTAGGCTATGGTGGTAAAATAGATTTGTATTCTAAGTCTGGTATCTTTGTAGACTTTAAAACTAAAGACAACTTAGAAGGTAAAGAGCCTTCTAAATTAGTATACGATGAACACGGTATGCAGTTGTCTGCTTATGCACAAGGCTGTGGCTTTGATGATGTTGAAAGAGTATCTATCTTTGTTGATAGAGAAGATACAGAGCTTATAGCTTGTCATATATGGGATAAAGAATCTCATGCAAAACACATTGCTATGTTTAATAGTATTTTAACTTATTGGAAACTTGTAAAAAATTATGAACCAAAAAAAATCTAAAAGCTTAAGACGTAAAGCAGAAAAATTATTAATAGAATGGATAAGAACTATGGTTCCAGACGGTGAAGATGCTGATAAGATTAATAAGAAAAATTTACACGAATTTTTACCAGAGCAAACACATATCTTTGCTAACAATAAATTTATGATAAGTGCTTATAGTCTTCGATGGTTTTATAAACAGGTGAAAAGAAATCCTAATATAACTTTGGAAGAAATAAGTGGCTAGAAGAGTACCTAGAAAAGCAAGACCAAAGAAGACTAACGTACCTAAAGGTTACGATAGCTTATGGGAACATTCTTTACATGAAACAATACTTCAAGACTGGAAACACCATTGGGATAATATTGATTATGTAGTTAAACATAAGTATGAACCTGACTTTGTTAAGACAATAGATGGTAAAACAATATTACTAGAAGCTAAAGGTAGATTCTGGGACTATGCAGAGTATAGTAAGTACATACATATTAGAGAAGCTCTTAACTCAGACTACACAGAGTTAGTGTTTTTGTTTCAGAAACCTTTTGCACCTATGCCACAGGCTAAGAAAAGAAAAGATGGAACTAAAAGAACCCATGCTGAGTGGGCAGAAACAAACAACTTCACATGGTATAGTGAAGAAACATTGCCAAAGGAATGGAGGACATGAAATATAAATTTAACGAAGACCAAGTGCTGAGAGAAATAAGAACTTATATAGATAGAACTTATGAAGCTCACTATGGTAACGGTAAATACCAAGCAACAGATATGATTATAGATGCCGGACACGGAGAGAGTTTTGGTATTGGTAACATTATGAAATATGCTATGAGGTTTGGAAAGAAAGATAACAAAAAAAAAGAATTAATGAAAATAATACACTACGCTATCATAACTATGCACGTGTTAGATGAGGAGAAAGATAATGGTTGAAGATAAGATAGGTAAAAAACCTTACTTAGGAATTGTAATAGATTATGGTAAAGAAAAACAGTTTGATAAATTTAGTATTGATACATTAAAAGATAGATATTTCTGGGAGAATGAAACACATGCACAAGAAGCACTCGCAAGAGCCTCCGTCTTCGGAGCCACCTTCAAAGGTGAGACTGACTTTGAACTTGCTCAAAGACTTTATAACTACAGTTCCTCTCGTTGGTTCATGTTTAGCACTCCTATACTTAGTAACGGAGGAACGACTCGTGGGCTTCCTATCAGTTGCTTCCTTAATTATGTTCCTGACAGTCGCAGTGGCTTATCTGCTCATTACGATGAGAATATTTGGCTCGCAAGTTCGGGTGGAGGCATTGGTGGATATTGGGGAGATGTTAGAAGTAACGGTATATCTACTGCTCATGGCAGTCGTTCTACTGGTTCAATTCCTTTCATGCATGTAGTTGACTCTCAAATGTTAGCATTCAATCAAGGTACTACAAGGCGTGGTAGCTATGCCGCTTACATGGATATTAGTCATCCAGAGATTGAAGAGTTTATTAACATGCGTAAAGAATCAGGCGGAGATATTAACAGAAAGAATCTTAATCTTCATAACGGTATAAATATTACTAATGCTTTTTTACAGGCTGTAGAAAATGACGAAGACTGGAGACTAATAGACCCCAAGACTAACGAAGCTGTAAGGGTAATCAACGCAAGAGATTTATGGTGGCAAATAATAAATGCTAGGGCAGAGACAGGTGAACCTTACATGGTAAACATAGATACATGTAACGAAGCATTGCCAAAAGGACAAAAAGATTTAGGGTTAAAAATCAGACAAAGTAATTTATGTTCTGAGATAACACTACCAACAGATGAAGAACGTACAGCAGTATGTTGTTTATCGTCTGTTAATTTAGAACACTTTGATAAATGGTCAAAGGATGATATGTTTATATCAGATTTAATAACAATGCTTGATAATGTTTTACAACATTACATTGACAATGCAATAGATACAACGCAGTTAGGAGAATACAGTGCAAATTTTAAACGCTTTAAAAAATATGTTAAAGAAGGTCAAGAGGGGTATACAAAGTCTGCCTACTCAGCGTATAGGGAACGCAGTCTCGGTCTTGGTGCTATGGGTTTTCATGCTTATCTACAATCTAGGAGCATACCTTTCGAAGGTATTTTTGCAACTGGTTTCAACCACAAAGCGTTTACTTACATCAAATCCAGAGCAGACGATGCAACTAAAGAGTTGGCTGTTGAAAGGGGTGAGGCTCCTGATATTCATGGTAGTGGTAGGAGGAATGCTAATCTCCTTGCTATTGCTCCTAATGCTAGTAGTGGTATCATCTGTAGTGGGACTTCTCCTAGTATTGAGCCTTACAGGGCTAACTGCTATACTCACAAAACTCTATCCGGTAGTTACCAAGTTAAAAATAAATACTTAGAAAAGCTTTTAAAATCTAAAGGATTAAAAGGTAAAGAGTTAGAAGCTATGTGGAAAGATATATCAGGTAGTGATGGTTCGGTACAACACTTAGATATACTTAACGATGATGAGAAAGAAATATTTAAAACTGCTAATGAGATAAATCAAATATGGATTGTAGAACATGCCCATCAAAGACAACAGTTTGTGTGTCAAGCACAGTCAGTTAATTTGTTCTTTACTTTACCAAAAGCTACAGAGCCTCAAGATGTACACGATAAATACATGCAGTATGTAAATGATGTACATTGGTACGGTATGAACAAACTTAAATCACTTTACTATTTCCGTTCAAACGCAGCTAGGTCTGTAGAGAATGTGAATGTTAAAGTACCTAGAATAAACTTAGAAGATACAGAATGTATCGCATGTGAAGGATAAATTATGAAAAAAGAAAAACTATACGATGCTTTGTATGACAGATATAAAGCAAGACAATCAGAGGCTTTATGTAATATTCAAATATATTTTAAAGATGGTGTAGGTGTAGCCGACCATCCTAATGTAGTAGACACTGCTGATAAATTATTTGAAGAGTATGCAGAAGCAACAGAAAATTTAAAAATATTAAAGGAGAATAGATATGAGTTTGTTGGGCAATAGAGATTATTATAAACCATTTGAATATCCGTGGATGTTTGATTACTATGTATTACAAAATCAAATGCACTGGATGCCTGAATCTGTACCGTTACATACAGATGTAAAAGATTGGCAAGAACTTACAGACATTGAAAAGAATTTACTTACTCAGATATTTAGATTATTTACACAGTCTGATGTAGATGTAGGAGCAGGGTACATAGATAAGTATATGCCTATCTTTAAAAAACCTGAAGCTAGAATGATGATGGGTTCTTTTGCAAACATGGAATCAATACATCAACACGCTTACAGCTTGTTACTTGATACAGTTGGTATGCCTGAGATAGAGTACAAAGCTTTTGCAGAGTATGAAGAGATGTCAGACAAACACGATTATGTTGGAGAGTTTAAGCCTACTAAGGCTAACAAACAAAGCATTGCTAAAACCCTAGCAGTTTACTCGGCTTTTACAGAAGGACTACAGCTGTTCTCTAGCTTTGCTATTCTACTTAACTTTCCTAGGTTTGGTAAGATGAAGGGCATGGGACAGATAGTTACTTACTCTATCCGTGATGAGTCTATGCATGTTGAAGCTATGACTAAATTGTTTAGAGAATTTATTAAAGAGAACATAGAGATATGGACAGATGATTTTAAAGCAGAGCTATATCAAATATGTAGACACATGGTAGAGCTTGAAGATAAGTTCTTAGACTTAGTGTTTGATATGGGAGACATAGAAGGACTAACTAAAAAAGATATGTATGCATATAACAGATACATAGCTGATAGAAGATTACTTCAACTAGGACTTAAAACTAATTATGACCAAAGAGAAAATCCTCTTGGTTGGATTGATGAAGTAACAGGAGTAGAGCACCAGAATTTCTTTGAGGGCAGAGCTACTACTTATATGAAGGCAGGACTAAGGGGCAGACAGGATACTATTAACTTTACAAATTTAAAGGAATCCAATGGTTAACAAAGAAGAAGCTAACTTAATAAGCTTCAAAGTTTTACTAACGAGAGATAATAAAATAGTTACAGAGTTTAGTATGCTACCTGAAAATATGGTAGATGATGTTATACCTCAAGACGATAGACCATTAATAAGAACTATACTTAGACATGGTAAGGATAAGTTAGGTAACGTACACGAGTACTTACAGAAACAACTTAAAGGCTTTCAATAAGGAGATTGACATTTATTTTTAGATATGTTATAATGGTTTTTTAATTAAACAGCGTGAGGGCTATATGAATAAACAAGAAAAAATATTTATAATGGAATTATTAACACAAGAATACTTTAGAAAATCAGAAGAACATGATGGATGTTTTGTTGACAAAGACTTTGAATATTACGATAAAATTTCTTCACTACATAAAAAACTATTTGACACCACTTTTAAAGACTCTATGTATTGGGGTCTATTGTAGTATAAATAATTATATCGTCTTTTTTACCTTTAACTTTAATAGGGTCTAAGAATATAGTGGGCATAGTAGAGTTACTAGCTGTGCTATGTCCTATAACTATATCTTCTCCTACTTCTTTTGTAGAAGACTCTAGCCTAGCTGCTAAATTAACAGCATCGCCTATAGCAGTATAGTCAAAGCGTGTATCACTTCCCATATTACCTATTACAGCTTCTCCAGTATTTATTCCTATACCAATTTCAATTCCTAAATCTGCTTCTTGCATATTCTTTTTTATTTCAAGAGCTGTTTTTATTGCTTTAGTTTCGTGGTCAGTTAAGTCCATAGGTGCATTAAATATAGCCATCATTGCATCACCAATATATTTATCAACCATACCTCCGTGTTTCTTTACTGCATCAGCTTGTATAGTTAAAGCTCTGTTCATTATCTCTGCAACTTTCTCAGGCTCCAATCTTTCTGATAAACTTGTAAAGCCTCTAACGTCTGTAAATAAAAACGTACACTTACGCCTTTCACCACCTAGCTTTAATAACTCTGGATTATCTTGCAATCTTTTTACTTGTCTTGGGTCAAGGTAATGTTCAAACTGTTTCTTAATCTGTTGTCTTAA